GTTTGCATTTAGTATTTTTTATGGCCTATACTCCTAGGTTGCCCTAGGAGACGGACGTTCCCGTTTTCAATATGCTACAAGCTCAGAAGATCAAAAGAAATAACTATCATAATTGATACAGACTCGAATGGTGTCCAACGAGTGTGCTCTTTCACTGACTTGCAAGGTTCGACGGTCCACTTGCAAGCCTACGGATCGAAGATCCGATTTCTCAGTGTGCACAGTGGTTGGTGTTCCATCCATGCTGAGTCTGGGCTGAGAAACGCACAAGTTGGTTACTTCCTATTTTGATAGTATGGTTGTAGTTCAAAGCGCTCTTTTGTTGCAGTGAATGTCATGTACATGTTGTCTAATACTTGAGTTAACGTGCCATAGTTCTGCAATCTGTGATCCATAATGGTTATGTAGTATGCTTCATTGTCAGTGTTCTGCGATATGGTTGATGCATCTCTGACCTGAATTGTGTATTTATCTTCAGCTTCAGTAATCTTTGCAAAGTAGGATGATCCTTCCTGTATGCCTTGAACATCGTAATAAATGATTTCCTTTTCTTTCTCGACTTGCCTGGTCATGTTATCACTTGCATTATTATAAAATTGCCAGACATAGTCATTTTCATTTGGTGCTGTGATTGATCCGTTATATTTTGGTATTACTTTGTCATCTTCATCTTCAAGTTGCAGGATTGAACCACATTTTATTAGATTATCATCTTGCATTAGGTAAACAACTGTTTTGTTCTGTGGTTGGGTATTGATGTTTTTATACATTATTAAACCTGTATTTCCATATGTTAGAGCAGCGCCTATTGGATTTTTGAGTATGAATGACCAAGTTACGTAAAAATAACCAGGTATAATTTGTTGTGAATTGTTGTTTTTGCAACCAAGTGCTAGTGCTAGAAATATAAATGGGTTAGATTCTTGGTCAAACTGACCACCCATTCTGTATAAATTATATTGTAAGTTGCTTTTCATTCTGACTATTGATGTGAATTTTGAATAACATTGTGAGAGTGCGCCGCCATTGGATGTTCTGAGTGATTGTTGTAAGTTTTCATTGGTTGGTGCTTGATTCCAGAGTGTTCCACATAATACATTGCCTTGTTGGGTAACTGCACATTGTGGTATGTAATTGAATTGCATTGCGAGTGGTCTATAATTTTGATATCCTTGTGCTAGTGCAGCTATTCTGGTTCCTGTCCAATATGCTGGATTTGCTGGTATGCATGTGATTATATTATTGGTAGTGGAAGTTATGTCGTTAGGAATTTTGTAAATGAGGTCCCGTCCTGTAACTTTAACTGTGTTTCCATCTTGATATAGTATTCTGAAGTCTTTCCTTAGTTTGTTTGTTTGTGCTGCAGGCATGGTTTTCTTTGTTTTAGGTAACCTTCTTGTTGTTCTCTTACGTGCCGGTTTTGTTATGTAAATGATTTTGGTTTTAATTTTATTTTTATTTGTATTATTATTCTTAGCTTTAGTTTTAGTTTTAGTTTGCATTTAGTATTTTTTATTTGGCCCCACATCATACATGCTTTTAATTATCTCCTCTCCTATTTCTAATTCAATTTGCCTAGATACATAGTCAGCTTGCTTTTGTGTTAATACCATTGTGTGCCTCTTTTCTATGGTTTTCATGAAGTCCCAGTAACTCATGTTTGCTGCCATTTTGTATTGGTATTTTCTGTGTCCCACGTCCTCCATGTTTTCTTTCTCTAGTTGAGTTATGAATTGTTGGTCATATGAATTTTCATTGAGTTTCATTGCTACTTTTTGTTTTGTTCTTAGTTTCCTGATTTCCTTATCAGTTATCTTTGCATCTTGTTTGATTCTATCAGCTAGTTTGTCATAATGATCTGCAAGATTTTCAAAAAATTTAATGCCTTTGTAATTTATTCTGAGGGAATATGCTATGTCTCGCAAATATATTATTTTTTGGGCAAAGTTGTAAGATTTTGTTTTAACTGAGTATTTTGCTAGTGTTAGGAATTTAGATATATCTCTGGTTAGGAATATTGATGTTTCCGTGTCATCTAGAAACCAAGCCCTTAAGGAACAGAATTTGATTATTGATAAATCTCCTCCTTCCAAGAATTTGAGAACTTGTCCAATTCCATATGTTGATGCTTTTTGATCTTTGGGGTCAGGCACTGATTTCAAGAAGTACCTATAATAAGCTCTGTTGATGAAGTCCTTAGTGACATATGGTTTATACATTAATGTGAAATCATCGCCTTTTGAAAAACAAACATAGTCTTTTCCAAACACCAATCCAGCTTTATCGTTAACATATCGATTATACATTGCCATTCTGGTTGTATTCATTAGGGTTGTGTCACAATCGCCAGAAAAGACTGTGCCTAATATTTTGTATGACATCAGGGGTTTCTTCTTTCCTTTTTCTATATATTCTATGTCCATTGTTTTGTATAGGGCCTGAGATATTTTGTGAAATTCTCTCTTAGGAACATGATATATTGATGATTCAATCATCTGGTAGATATTACGATCCAATTGTTTGAGAGAGACATCTTGAGTGTTATCAAACGCAGATCCATCTCCTTCATATACTTGTGTGAATCCGAGTTTCCTGTATTCATTTACCATGTCAGTCATCTCTGAGAGGTTCTTTCCGCCGCAATATCCTTTGAGTCCATCCTGGAATATTTCCTCTAGTGCCCATGTTACTGGTCCCATGACATATTTTGTTCTTTGAGGTATGGAGCATACCATTCTTGGTTTTCCGTCGAGTGGTTGTCGTTCTTCCTTAAGTATTCCGGTATAGTGTAGATTTTGTATATTATGTAGTTCCTTCTTTGGTATATTGGTGATATCTCCTTTGTAATAATTTATGACATGGCGCAAAGCCCTTTGTTTTGTTGTTGATAAGTGGTCCATCCAGTCTTTGACTGAGTATTTGAAGTGTTTCAATTGTTCACCGACTTCTTTCTCGACCAGATGGGTTGCGTACTTCACGAAATCATCGGCTATTTCAGGTTCAGGGGTTGGTGCTGCTTTCATTTGCCTTTTAGCTGCTGCAAGTGTAGTGTGTCTACATGCTGTCCATACCATGCATTCTGGTTGGTTGTTTTCTTTATCAAATAATTGTTCAAATTTATCTTTGTGTGGACACTTGCAGGTTATGTCATCCAATTTTATGTCATTGAACCATTCTGGGTTTAATGATTTCCCGTGCTCATCCTTGATATCATACTTCTTTTGCAGTTCCCTAAGTTCTGGATCTAGCATTTTAATTTTTATTCTGGGTAAGTGTGAGTACTTAGGATGTACATGCTTTGTTGATGGGATTTTGGGTGCATCTGCATGTTTTCTAAGGTTGTTGTTCAGTGTGGTCCCTTCATAAATTTTAATTATATAGTTGGGGTTAATTTGATTTTGTTTTATAGTAACCCCATTTTTGATGTGGGGCCTGTTTAGAAACCCTGTTCGGTTTCTAACATGGCACTCATATCCTCTATCTCGGGATTGATTTTCACTGCGGATCTGAGTGCAATACTAATATAACTAGTAAATTGTTTCTTTTTGATGGCGTCCCACAAGTTTTCAGGTTTGATTTGTGCATTCTTGGCTTTGAAGGCATTGATCCAGGACACGCATTTCATCTTTTCCATTAATTTTAATTGAGTTTCTGCAGTTAAAGTATCTTCAAGAACTTTTGCTAATAAGGGTATGGCTACTTCATTAATTGAGAGTTCTGGATCTTCTTTGTTAATATATGTTAGCATGCTAACAAAGGTTTCTGAATCTATTTTTGTTTGATTATGTAATTTTATTTGAATTTTGTTAATTAAACTAGGTGGTATAGCAGCTCCTTCTATTTCTTTTAGGAAGTTAGCATTAGTTTGTAATTGCTGATAATAATCAAACATTCTACCATCTCTTCTTTTGTAAAATATGTATTTCTTGCCTTTCTTTTCAACATGTGCTGATTCGGGTTGAGTTTGTATTTCTTTTTCCTGTGTTGCTGGATTTGAGAGATCAGTGATTTGGACCATTATGTGATTGACATTTTGTGCATTGTAGTTATATAAATAAGCAGTGTCACCGACTTTATTTCTGACTGATTTATCCCACTCTTTTTGTATCATTTTTCTTTGTTTATAGAAGTCTTGAGATGTTGGTAGGTCAGTAAAGTGATTTGGGGCCATGAATAAGTCCTTTACTGTTTGTGATTTAGTGTCTTCTTTTTCAATTGTGAAGCTTATGTAATCTGTAGCTCCAGTATTAACTCTTCTAGTGACTATGACTTTGAGTACAAATGGATATAATTTCTTGGTGGTTTGTGGTATTAGGTAGTAGTCTGAATAGGCTAATGATGGGAAACGGTTAGGATTCTTATATAAACATTTGTTTCCAGCCATTTTCATCCACATGTCAGTGTTTCTTGGATTGACCATTTTTGCTAAAAAGGCTTCTTCAGCTGATTCATCGTTTGGAACTAGTCTCATTGTGCCTTCTATGTGTCCATCATATTCAATAGCGTAGACAGAGGTATCATTGTGTTTAGCAACGTGCATAGTTCCAACAGCAACTGTTCCAGGATTGAGGTATTCAGTGATTTTGTACATGTCTTCATCATTGATGTAATAGATAACGTCGGTCAAATTAATTAAAAAGTCTCTGTAGTTATCTATTGCATATTTGTATTCTTCATCTTCATTTATTTTATCTTCTTCGATAATTACCTCGGCGAAGTATGGTGCATTGGCCTTTTCCTTTGCTGCTTTCTTAGCTTTAGGTGACCTTTTTGATTTAGCTTCTACAGCCACGGCTTGTTTTCTTGGTTCAATATCTTTGTTATATATATATAATTTTCTCATATAGTCTTGTAGTGTTTGTTCTGTTAATATTGGTAGCATTTTACAGGCAAGGTGTTCAATAATGAGTTTTTTGTGTTCCTTGGTAGCTGGTTTTGGCTCATTTTGTTTTCCTTGGTTTTGAGGTCCGTCACATCCTTGACTCTCAGCGTCAAGTAGATCATCCACTGCTTGTTGTTGTTCTTCTTCTTCTTTTTCTTCTTCTTCACTGCCTTCTTCTCTGATTAAGTCATAGTCTTCTTCAGTAAATTGCATTTTATTTAATGCTTCAATTATAGCGTTTGAGAAGTGGTCATAGGCTGCTTGAACTTTCCTACCTCTGTCATAGTCTTCAGCGTCCAATTTTGGTGTTAAGATGACCTTGGCTAATTGGCTAGATATTAATTTTGGTGAGTTCACATCTAGGATTGGTCTGTTAGGTGTGGCTTTTATGTATTTTCCTTCAAGGGTTTCAGCATCATATCTGGTTGTTCTTATTTGAGGTATGATATTGCAATGTTCTAGGGTATCTCTGAGAGTTGCAGTTATAGGATGATCATTGAATGCATCTTGATATATTGAATATTTCATGGGTTTGGTGGGATCTTTTTCATGTTCCTCCTTCATTTTGTTATAGGCTTCTTCTTCAGCGAATTTAAGAAATGGTAGAAGGTCTGGTAATATTTTCCTGACTAATTTGTCTTCTACTGTTATGGGTTTGTTGTATGCAGTAAGATATCCATAGTGTTTTTCAATGAACTTTGCAAGCTGATCCTTAGGTGGGTTAGGCATTGAATTAGAAATAGGTTTATTATTATGATAGTTATTTTTATTATTATTATTATAGACATTACGATTATTATTATTATAGTTATAATTATTATAATTATTATGCTCTTTTTGTGGTTGATTAAAAGGCTTAATATCTAAAGCTACTTCTTTTGGAATATTTAATAATTCTCTGATATTTTTTTCTATAGCAGTAGTAACTTCATTATTATATGATTTAATCCATATTTGTAATGTGTTAAAATCTTTTTTACAATTAATGACTAATCCATTTATTTCATCTTTTATTTCCTTAGTGAAATAACCCCCAATGAAAGCAAAAACTAATTCTTCCCATACTAGATTACTAAATTCTTTTCTTAATTTTAGTGCTATTCTTCCACCATTTTTATTGTTTTCATCTTCCCACATTGGTTTTATTGGATCCTTAAATAGTTGGAATTCTATAGCTTGTTTGCAATCATCTGGTTTCTTTAAATATTGGAATATAGCCCAGAAGTCCTCTAAGGTATCAAAATCTGCTAATTTTTTTATTTGACTTTCATATTCTTGATCTGGTGATATTTCATTTATGTGATACCAAAAAGCAAACTTGTCAGATAGTTTTTTT